GGCGGTTCAAGCAAATGTTGAATCACCTCGTTACCACCTTCAGGTTCCTTGGATTGAGTTCTCCAAGGTCCTTCCAGTGTTGACCACGACGCTGGAGCTCCATAAAGAATCTCCTAAAGGCAACGTCGCGTTCCCTATCAGTTCACTGTTTTTTGATCATTCCAAGCAGCAGAACGGTAGTCCCCCAGGGTTGGGAAAGAGTTCGAAAACCCTAGGTCCGGAGTATACCGGGCCGACTAGCCGAGGCGAAAGCTTTGGCACCGCGCGGGCCAAGTCGGGAAGAGAGGAAGTTAATAACTCTCAACCTAACGAGGTCCGCGTTGCTCTCGCGCTTCACACCGCTTGGGCAGAATGCCTCGACATTTATTATCCGGTAGTAAGTGCAAAGTTCCTTAAAGATGCAAAGAAGAAAAGAGAGAAATTACTCTTTCACTTCTACGCATTATATAAGCGACTAGTTGCAGCTTCCGTAGAGAATAAGTTCGAGAAGTGCGTTAAGGATGAATTAACCCTCATCCACGCAAAGGGTATGGGTAAGAGACTGGATGCAACAGTGGGGCATCCGCTCTTCTCAGGGACATTATGGCAATTGATTCGCCGCCAATGTCTTCGAAGTGTTAATGGTTCCATTAGATCAATGGAATTTGTACGAAGCTTATATGAAGCCAAGCGCTGCTGCTTAAAAGCCGCAGAATGCGTTGAGCTTGAAGCTATCGTTAAACACAAGAAGATCATGTCGTCAATTGCCGCCTCCAGTAAGAAATCACGCGAGTGGATCGAAAAGGCTGTCGATGTCGTCTTCCCTCCGGGTACTAAGTACACGGATCCGGGAGACTGCGTTCCAACCTTCTCTGCTTGCGTAGAGTCCAACCGCTCGGCTGGGGGCAACCATGGTCACGTCGCTCTTGACAAGTCAGCTCATATTAACGAGCCCTTCAACCTCGTGGAGGTCTTCTCCCAAGAACAGGAGAGGATCTGCTTCGAAGAATTCATGAGAACCGAGAATGTCTGGGAATACCAGGCAATCCCGGAACCTCTGAAATTCCGAGTGATCACGAAGGGTGTCAGTAGTCTGACCTGTCTCCGGCGTCTTCAATCTTTCCTCTTAAAGAAGTGGGCAGACATGGAATTTTCTTCCATGGTTCCTGACTTCGAGGATCGACTGAGGCATCGGATGGAGAGTGACGAGTTTCGCAACGACGGAGATAATTACATCTCTGGCGATTATAGCAGTGCGACGGATAATATGCATATGGATGCCACGCTAACTGCGATGTCGAGAATTCTAACGAATCTCGGCCTCGCGGAAACGCGAATTGGTATGGCTGCGCTCAAATCCTTCTCGGGTGGGACAATTGTCTATCCCGATGGAGAGAGGGTTCGGCAGACAAGAGGACAGCTCATGGGTCACCCCCTGAGCTTTCCTTTATTATGCATTATTAATCTATCGACATACATGAGGACGCTTGGTATTACTCGGCGCCTTGACGTTCTCCGCTCTCCACTTGTTATTAATGGCGACGATATCCTCTTTAGGGGGGAGATCGGTCATCATGACAGGTGGCGCTCTTGCAGTGCTAAAGTGGGTCTCGAAGTGAACGAAGTTAAAACTTACGTCCACAAGAAATTCTACTTAATTAATAGCATTCTTGCAAAAGCAGGAGCGGGGAAAGTCGTATACTATAATCGCGCGTTGGCTATTGGCCATGGCGTAAAGAATGAACCTGTCAGGATGGTAACCCAAGCAGATACACTCTGGAAGGCTCTTGAGCATCCTCGACCTCGCGCGCAGGCTCTTGGTCGTCAACATTTAATGGAGACGATCAGGGCCAAGCTACCGCAAGGGAGGGGCGCTTTTGAACCTAATTGGTTTGTCCACAAGAAACTCGGAGGTTTGGGCCTCGAGAATGACGGACGCGAATTTAGGATCACTTTCAATCAAAGGAAAGTGGCTACTTACGCGATGCGACATCTCGAAGAGACCCTCATACTTGAGAAACTCGGAGACAAACCGGTTAGTGTTGATGCAGCACTGCAGTACCTCAAGAAGGTTCGCCCATCATACGAATCGACTGAGTTCATTGGCCCATTTCAAAGAAATGAGGACTTTGAGCTTCAGCTGGACGTTTTGATGTGTCGAGCTCTGAGGCTACATGCGTGGATAAAGGGACCAGGAAAGACCGGCGAAGAACTTCGTAGGTTTTTCTTTAGGAAAGCTCTGAAGAGCCGCGAAAAGGCGGCTCGGGCGAGTACTATCCTGAGATTCCAATTATGGCGAACACGCATACCCAACTACGACGCGACTGGCAGGACTCCTCATGATCAAGGAGACCTCCCTATCGCAGTGGACCTTATGGCTTAATCAGCCTAGGTCAACGCAATGAGGCAAGGGATCCGTCCGCAACGACGCTAAACTACGATCCAATGACCTGCCACCCACAGTGGAATGGGGTCTTTAGATCAACCACCTAGAACGGTGAGGCTAAATGGTCAGCCTCTCGCATCTTGATCGATGCGATACTTCCGTAGTAAGGTGGGGGGGACTTCAGAGATTCTTAGGATTGCTCCTTCGAATCAATATTTCCTCCCTAGGAACCGCCAAGGCGGAACCGTCAGGATTCTATGCGAATGATTTTGCGCCTCCCTGCGAGTAGTCGCTCTCCAACCGTAAGATAAGCAATGTCTATAAGTCTAGTATGAACTAGGATATAGGTACACTTGATCGGTGGTTGGAGAGGGATTACTCTATGGGAAAACCCATTAACTGGTCTCAATACTGAAATCAGAATCACTCTCAACTCCTGAACCGGAATTCTCGACAGACTGCACGGGTGGGCGGTCGCCGAAACGGCTCATCGGTATGGTTACGACCGTATCGCTAACGCTAGGCGACTGTTTCTAAAGATGTACAGTCGGCGTCAGGCAAGACGTGGATCCCATCTTAAAATGCCAAACAACAACAATTTACCTTCATCCTCAAAAGGAAAGAAGAAGAGGGCGGCTTCGAGCAATATGTTGCCAGTCGCCCGAACACGCGCGCCAATTGCGTCGAACTATAGAGTTCAGCCGCGACAGCCAAAGATCTCAATGAACGGAAAAGATACCGTCATTGAAGGTCATGAGCTGATCGCCACCATCTCTGGTTCGACCGCATTCGCGTCAACTCGATACCGAATCAATCCCGGATTAGCACTCTACCCGTGGCTGTCTGAGCGGGCTCGTGGTTGGGAGCAGTACCGGTTTGAACGTTTATCTTACGATTACGTTCCCTCCGATGCTGTGACCACCACCCCCGGCTCAGTCTACCTCGCGGCGGACTACGATCCAAGTGACCCAGCTCCGTCAACTCTTTCCGACATGTCTACGTATGAAACGCAGGCAAACGGTCGAGTCTATGACAGAGTTTCGCTCAGCTTCTCTCAAAAAGAGATGTATCGTGCGGGAAATGGGAAGAAGATCAGGTGCGGGCCCGTCGCTGGAGATTTAACTCTCTACGACTCCGGCTCCCTGTCTTTGGCAACGGTTGGCTGCTCCGGAGCAATCCCTTTGGGATTTCTCTGGGTGAGTTACCGAATCCGCCTCTTCTCAGTTCAAAAGTCTTCGATCCAAAGTTCGGAGACTGTCTCGTACTACGACCTCTCGGCAAATGAGACTTTCGTCACTGGTGTGGCGAAGGCCATTGCCTTTGATGATGCTGTGGTCAACGGTCTGGAACTTCCTGCACCAAATCTCGGCGTCTTCACCATTCCTTGCGGAGTGTTTCTCGTCAATGCTCAAGCTACATTTCAGGATACCCTGAATGAGGCTTTTGACTGTGACTTGATTCCCTACGTGGATGGCGTTGCCGCTGGATACGGGCGGGCGTCTACAAAGACGCTCACTTATGCGGGAGGTGAGACCTCGGTTTCGACTGTGTTCGTCTTCTCTTCAAATGGTTCTACCACTCTCTCGCTTTTCGCGCTGCTAACTGGAGCCGCCGGTGTTCTCACCGCACGGGCCAATGCATGCGCAATTGCGATCCAAGTGATTTCCTAAACTGAAGAAGACACAATGTTGTTAAATAGACATCGCAAGTTCCACCCGGAGGGGGAACTCGCTCACTCACACCAGAACATTGGCTCTCTGAAAAAGATAACCAAAGGGTTCGTCCCGGCTAGAATGCTGGTGATGGGTAGATGTCGCCTACGAAAATCCTCATTGTGCAAAACAATCAGAACTCACGCGATTGTCTTTGGGAAGTTCACCTGAACAGGGTAACGTCTCAAAGGGGGGTCTGTCAATGGAAGTGTAGCAACTGAACACATGTATCTATGGATGAGGGGTGGAAACTCACCATTCTAATGCATGTGGGCCTATCCGGTTAAAAACGGAATAGGAGC